TGAAACATCCGATATCGAATTTAATATTCCTAATATCATACGAGTTGTGAAATTTTCACGATCTCGTCTTTGATATTTCTGTTTATTAATTTTGTTAATAGCTACCATGATGCTAGAGATACTTGATGTATCCATAACAGGAGGTAAGGAATTCACTAGATTAAATAAATCTGTTACGTAACGTAATGGAGAAAAATCTGGTTCTCTTGGAGGACATGGAACTTGGCCTAAAGTTAATACTTTTTGGCTAATATTCCAATACGTCCTTTGCATATATAAGAAATAGGATTCTCTGAGTCGTGTTATAATAATTGATTTATCATAACCGCTTGGATATTTCCAAGTCCATTTTAGAGGGTTCTCCCGTTCGGGATTCAGCATATTGAAGTTTAATCTTCCATATGATGTTAACCGCGTTGAATCTATAAGAAATCGACCTTGATATGCCCGCTTATACTCGGTATAGAGAGTTATCTCTCCGTCGGAAGTATTAAATACTAAACGACGTTCAGAGTTTAACTCGTTCAGAACCTCGAACACCTTCTCCTGCCATTCACTTAACATTTCTGTTAAACTAAAGTGCATTGACTGTAGGGCTTTCGTGATGTGAGGATGTTTATCAAACCGGATTGGTAATCCAGTAAGATATTCCATCTTATCACTAACGAGAGGAGGGTTAAATACCGAAGGTCGTTGTTCAAACGACGATAAGTAGGTAGAAAGTAGATCGAGTCGACCACGTGGTTGGCATAAGCATCTATAGACTCTTCGCCCATACGGACTCAATTGACCTTTAGTCAAGTGAGGCGTCTCTGATTTCCAGAGTTCTGGAGTAAAGAATGTTCGAAACAAGCTTGACAAGCTTGAATCGATAAAACCTAACCTTGCAAGACGAGTAGCAAACTCTAATTTTTTAGATAAGCTATCGGCTTGTAACATCTCTTTCAATGATAATCCAGAAATATTAATTCCTTGATTATTAAATACTTGTGATGCAAAGTTAGCTATAGTCGCATTCTCAAAAGATTTGTATCTCGTTATCGGAATAGAGAAAAGTTTTACAACTTCTAAATATTCTGATGCCAATTCCGGATCACTTATTACCAAATCATCTCCCAAAACCAAATATTTATGGTTAGGAATATGATAGGAATTATGAACCCGAAACCAAGCAAAACGAACAATCATATGATGTACGAGCGCTAATGTTGCCCAAGAGGATAAAAATCCCATTGGCTGACCGGTACCGTACCTAACTCCTTCCGGATATTGTTGTTGCAGTTCTTTTGGAACAGCAAAAACCCTATCAAGTATTTTCGCCCACAGTGAAGCTGTTTCGTCATTAAGGAAAGAATGAGATAATACTGAGTGATATAGAGGTCGCGGGATTAAATCTGTTGCAGATTTAAGATCGAAACTCCAGAAGCGTTTATTTTTGTTTTTCATTATAAAATCCGAAAGGACTTTATTCTGATCAAAAGTAGCGTCTGAATGGATTGACCTTAGCCAGGCGAATATTGACTCATGTAGGGGTTTTAAAACCCACTGAGTATAATAATCACCGATGGCAAACACTCTGATTTTTCCAGCAGCCTCAAATTTCAAGCTTAATTTTCCAACTTTGTAATCAGTTAATGAAGTATTCGAGAAAATTTTCTCTACTTCTTCAGGAACTGTCTGTTCTCCATTTCGATAAGCTAAAAGTAATTCGTAATCTATTTTACCAAAGGCAAAGCCTCTAATATCATAATTACCAATTAGTTTAGCGAATTGAAGGATATCAGGCCAAAGATTATGGTTAAATAAAGCTACACAGTCTTCTCGGAATCCAAAACTAGAAACGGAGTTGTTTGGTCCTGCCGAAAAGATCAAAGGAGGTTCATCATTGATGAATTCTTCTATTGGTCTTGGTATAGCATTATGTTTATTTGCAAAATAATTTTTACAAAATTCTGTAAATAAAGGTAAGCTAGGCAGTTCAGGAAGAGGACTTAAGATTGAAGAGATATCAGGATGAGTATAAACTCCTTGTAACGCTTTGTACACATTAAGTATACAGGCAGTTAGTCGGATGATCTGAATGTTCTCTTTTCTTATTTCTTTTCTCCATAAAGGAGGAATTACATAAGGAAGACCATTAGATAATTTAATACGCATCCCAGATACTTTCGTAGATTTTAACGGAATTTTCCCAACAAAACAATTCAGAGCCCATAGGGCCGTTTTCATATATAAAATCAGGTAATTTATACCATTAGTTTTATAAATATGGAATAGTTTTGATACCAGATGTTCTGTCGAAGAAGGCTCTACTTTTTTTCGTTTAAACAAAAAAGAGTATATGGAAACAATTTTCTGAAAAGAAAAAACAAAATTTCTTTCATTAAGTATAACCATTCCATCTTTAACTTGAACAGTTTTCCCAAAGGGGCGGAACGCTTCCGTTACAAAGCCTTATCGGATTTGTTCGGTTGTGATCCTGGTCTTGCGATTACTGTTAAAGTAGTCCCTTGACGAACTGCTGTATTGGTATACAGTAGGTATGTTCGTTCATCTAAGTATAACAAAGATGACGAGTCATTAGGATCTAATACAACGTAAGGTTTCCGGGCTTGTTCATCCCACACGATTTGATCGTAAAGATGTAAAAGTCTAGAGTTAGTCATTGATTAGTTTGTAAGTATGGAGCAGGTAAAAACTTCTTAACTGAAGTGGAACACCAATATTCCTACCTTGGCGAGGATTCATACGTACTATGTAGACTTTCCTTTTGTTTATTTAGTAGCTATCTATAGGTCACTTAGACCTTATTCTTGATGATAAATACGGATTTGGAATGTTAATTCTCCTTAGGTTGTTTAAGACCTGAGCTTATGGGCCAAATGGAAAATCATCATTTGGGCATCTTCTCATATTAGAGAACTTAAAGGAATTAAGGTAACACTTCATCCACGAGTTGGTAGAACGTAGATAATTAATATAAATATTAATTAAAATTTATAGAGATCATTTTGACATCGGTATGGAGCTTAGTAATAGACTCCTGTCCATCGTTTAAAATGGGTTGATTATCACAGCTAATTCTCAAAAGGACTCTTGCATAGACTTAAATCAGGTAATTTACTTGACTGTTGTCCTTGCGGAGTACAGGTTCTCCTCTCTAACCCATGGTTAGGATTAGATTCTCTCTAGAGATCTGCTCATACAGTAGAGATAGGACGAGATGTGGGGTTAAGAATTCTCGGTTAAATGTTGTCACAGAACAGTTTTTCCATTATGAGATGGACACCGTAAGGTGCTGTTCCC